TGTTATGGATTATTTCCTAATCAACGAACTAGTTAACCAGTTGTTTAGTGTTCCTTTCCTAGTCACTAAATGCGTTGCTCTAGTCTTGTTCTCAATCGAGGTTATAAGCATTAACGAAAATATCAAAGCCATTACAGGCGAAGATATATGGGATAGAGCCAAGAATCTTTTATCTAGAATTAAAGAGATTAAGAAAGACGTAGACGAAATAAAGTAATGCGTAAGGTTTCTAAGATTATCATTCATTGTACCGCAACTCCCGAGGGTAGACATCACGATGTAAGCGACATTCGTAGATGGCACTTAAAGAGAGGTTTCAACGATATTGGATATCACTACCTCATACACCTCGATGGTAAAATCGAAGAGGGAAGGAGTATCTCTAGAATCGGAGCGCATTGTAGCGGTCAGAATAGAGGGTCTATCGGTATTTGTTATGTCGGAGGTATGTCTAAGGATATGAAGAAAGCTAAAGACACTAGAACCAAACAACAAAAGGATTCACTAGTTAAACTAATGACAGAACTTATTTACAAATACAATAAGGATATGACCATACACGCTCATTACGAGTTCGCCAATAAAGCATGTCCTTCTTTCGATGTCTCAGAATATGCGAATTTATAGTCTTATTTTACTTCTAACGCTATTTGGTTGTTCTAGCAACTATCACTACCAAAAGGCACTTAAAAAGGGTTTAGAGCCGATTGTATCAACTGACACTATTAGAGTTTCTACTATTGATTCAATACCTGTGATTAAAAATGACACCATAATATACGAGAGATTTTTCTCCTCAAAAGATACTGTCATTAAGTATCAAAACGTTTTCGTACCTAAGACTCGCTTAGAGATTAGAACCGAATACAAGACCATTAGAGATACTATCCGACTCACTAGAGTAGTAGAGAAAGCAAAAGCGAAAGCGTCTAGACCTAGAGGGTTTGCGGGTATAAATTGGACACTAGTTTTAATAGTTTTAGGTGTAGTTCTAAGTATTTTAATGTACCTAAAGTCTAAGTAATTCTACTTAGTTATAAAAATAAATCAAAAGTTTTTAATGTTAACCCTTGTGGGTTTGTAATAATATTTTAAATTTGCTAAAAATAAATAACAAATATATGAGTAAACACGTTAGAATGAGCGACGAAATCGCTACAGAATTGGGTAAGACCCTAAACAAGTCAAAGCGGTATATGTGTACCGATGACGAAGCCAAGAGGGCTTATAGTCTTAGAAAGTCAGAAAGTAAAACCTCTAAATCTAGAGAGAAGCAAGTAACAGAAAAAGAGTTTGTTCTTAGTGCTTGGAATGATGAGGGTTATATGATGGACATAGACCAATATTGCGAGCATTATCAACTACCTAGAGCTGATGTTAAAGAGTACAAACTAGTATCTCACACAGGTACGCCTTACTACAACATTAGATTCAAAGAAGTAGCGGAGTCAGAGGTTATGAGTTTTGACCTAGAAGAGATAGTTAAGAAGCATATCAAACCTGTAGAGGTGGATAGTGTTTACGTTCCTATCATTAAGACCGAAAATGACTTTGATACATTGACGTACACAGACGTTCATATCGGTATGGACACCAACCCCGACGACAAGGCTATGTACTCTGAGACTTGGGACAGGATACACGCTTTAGCTAGTTGTGATAGAATGATTCAAGCTACTATAGACAATCAAAAGTCTAGCACTTTAGTGATTGATGAGTTAGGAGATTTCTTAGACGGTTATAACCAACAAACAACTAGAGGCGGTCACGCATTGCCTCAGAATATGAGTAATGAAGAAGCGTTTGATACTGCCCTAGAGTTTAAGATTAGATTGATAGACGGTCTAGCACCTTACTATACCAATATTATGGTAAACAATATCTGTAATGATAATCACGCGGGTAGCTTTGGATATTTCGTTAACAAGGCGTTCAAGGATATCTGCACAGTTAAGTACCCCGAAGTAGAGGTTAACAACTACAATAAGTTCATAAATCATTACTATATCGATAATGTATGTTTTGTTATTACTCACGGTAAAGATGACACGTCTTTAAAGTTCGGCTTTAAGCCACACTTAGACGCTAAAGGAGTAGAGAAGATAGACCAATACTTAAAGCAAAATGACGTGTACAAACACGCTAACAAGATTGTATTTAAGAAAGGAGATTCACACCAAGCGCTATTTGATATGTGTACTACTGATGACTTCTTTTACTTTAATTACCCCGCTTTGTCCCCTAGTTCTATGTGGGTTCAGAATAACTTCAAGAAAGGTCGTAGAGGGTTTGTTCTAGAATCGTTCAAGGAAGAGTCAGATACTCACGAATTAAAACCTATTTTCATATAGTTATCAACACGTTGTCAAAGTAGGAATTAACCTACGTATATTTACAATGTGTTTTTCAAGTGTTAAGTTTTAGACCCCTTCATAATCGGAGGGGTTTTTTTATAACTCTATTTCGCTAGTCCATTCAGACCCCGAAACTATATCTAGAATTTGTTCTTTTGTGTAGACTGTCATATCCTCATCTACAAAGCTAGGTTTAATATCAAACTTTAAAACGCATTTAAGACCATTTAAAGACCTTCTAACGGTTTCTTTTGTATGGTGTGGTACTTCGCTAAGGTCTAGAGATTCTAATCTCTCTGAATCAATTATAATATATTTCATTTTTATTTATTTTTATGTTGGTACGTCTGAAGTTCTAGATGTCGAAGTCATTGATACTGAAGTAGCGTCATTACCTCCACTACCCGAATCGGTTATGTTCCAATTAGAACCGTCAAATGTTGCATTCTCTGCACGCCAATGACCAAGAGGATTAAGTGAAGATATGTCTGTAGGGACTCCCGAACCGTATATGTCTAACACTTGTGTAGATGTTAGAGCGTAGTCAAAGATTGCGGGTTCGTCAATTGCCCCGTTGAATATTATAGATTGAGGACCGGCATCTCTACTTCCTATATTGAAGTCACTTGTTCCGTTGTCAAATGTACCTCCGCCTCCGCTATTAGTTCCTTCTAAAACACCGTCTACATATATTTTTAAATCAGTTCCGTCATTAACGCCTAAAACGTGATGCCAATTACCATCGTCAACACTTGATGTACTATTTACACTACTAGCAGAATTAGATTTAAATACTGTAAGTCTTGCAACTCCCGAAACAAGCACTAAATTAAAACTTCTTGTCCCCGAACTAATACTGTCCTTTCCTATTATATCTTGAGTGCTTGATGACGTTGTATTAATCCAAGCGGATAGCGTTATATTTCCTGTGATTTGTAAACTGACTGGATTGCCACAATCTAATTTGTCAACAACACCGTCATATTCGAAAGACTTGTTGTCGAATAGAGGCACGTCTGTACTTCTAGATGCAGAAGTCATATTATTTGACTCTAATTGATAAGAACTATTTTCATCGTCTATAGTCCATTTTGAACCATCCCAAGTACTACTCTCTGCTCGTAACCAAGTAGTAGGTGCGGTTAAACCGTTGTTATTTAGGTCGTTTGCGACACCACTATTGTATATAGTTGATACGTCGCCTCTTAAGTCTGTACCCGCCCATACTGAAAACTCATTAATAAACCCTAAATATGACAAAGAAGTACCGAAGTCTCTCCTACCTATTTGTAAGGCGTAAGATGCATTATCTAAAGATGTTGCGCTAGTACCGTCTGAACTTGTAGAATCAACACCGTTAATAAATATCTTGGTTTTACTTCCTCCCGACAACGCCCCGTCATAAGTAACTAATACATGTGACCATACATTAGCGGTTAAAACACTTGTACCTGTTCTAGCTCTTTTTGTTGTGTCTCCTATTTGCATGTTAATCTCGCCCGTACTCAAAACAAACAACTGATAAACAAACGCGGTAGAACTAGTACTATTAGATAGTCTAGAGAGAACTTGAGTACCTGTAAGAGATGGTTTAACCCATAGCGAAATAGTTGCCTTAGACACACCGTCTAACTCTGAATAAGTAGTAGTTCCTTCTAAATAATCCGCAACCCCGTCATATTCGAAAGAGTAAGTATCTGCGAATACAGGTGGAATAAATGCGCTTGACCTTCTTAATACACCATGTGTAGCTAAAAACATATTATATCTGTTCTAGATTACCGCCTAAGTACCAAGAATCAGTATCACACTTTACAAGTGTAGCCATAGCATACTGCCCTACAGTTTTTACCTTAGAATCTTCTGCGTATAAATTAACACCTACAGAGGGTACAAAGATACATTGACCTACTCCACTTTGAACAACTAGAATTTGTGTACCAATAGGGAAAGCTACTGACGCATTAGTTGGTAAGGTTAGTGTAATATCTGCGCCGTTACCTACTTCTAGTAGTTTATCTCTATCAGTCAGTACCAAAGTGTAAGCGGTACCCGACTGAGTATTTTTACCCACCTTAGTTATTGCACTCTTAATCTCATCTCCTGTTATACCTTTTGAAGCATAACCTCCCGCACCGTCATCTTCTGCTATTGCGAATATGTCTGTAGTCTCTAGGTCGTTACTTTTCGCGGTTAATGCACTTATCTTCTTGTCTGCCATTTTGTTTCTTTAAATATGCTTTTAAACTTTTAATGTTCTTCTCTTTCGGCTTGTAACTCATAATACCCAACCGCTAAAAGGAGTGTCTTGCACAGGGTAAACATCTTCGTTTGAGTTACTATTCCACTCGGGGAATGTTGAACCGTTAAAAGACATATACTTTTGGAATCTCTCTGTGTAATGCTCTGCTACTTTTCTGTACTTCTCCATTAAGAAGTCAACCTCATTTTTGGATACACTATCAGAGTTCTCTGAATTATGCTTAAAAATACCTCCGTTAGCTATCTGATAAGCATTAAAAGGAATTATCTCTACTAAAGCGTAATGTATTAACATCGGCTTAATATACTTCGTTAGAAGCGTTAAATATGGGTCTGTTAATGTTCCCGCTATAATGTCTGATTTAATCTTGTTTAATAAGTCACTTCCTAAGATTCTCTCTAGGTGTATATCTTGAGACAACTTCACGAATTGTTGCATTTTGTCAGAATCAATATTCCCGTTAAGGTTTGAATATTTGATTATGTCTTGTCTTGTAATTAGTAACGCTTCCATTATTTACCTTTTATATAGTTAGGATGATGACCTTTATCGGCTCTATCTGCCTCTACTTTTTCTGCTCTTTGTCTACCTCTCGGAGTTGGTTTATATGACTTAGGTATGCTCTTAACTTCTTCATTTGAAGATAATGCCTTGTCATCTTTATATGTTCCGTCTGCATTCTTTTTTCTTTTGTATAATACTTCACTCCAATAATGGCTACAGTTAACCCCGCCCTTGAATTTAAACAGGTCGAATTTCTGCCCTTTATGCATTGGTAGTTCTGCCATCTTGAAATCCATATCTCTAGATGCCTTGTCTATATCTTCTAGTCTGTAAACTACACCGTTTTTGGTTCTAGACATCATCATTCTACAGAACTTTCTAGAAGATTCTTTTGCGTACTTCTCATCGTATCTATAACGAACTTTGTATAGTGATTTATCTAGTTGTGACGAGTCACTAGGTCTTGACTTTACGATGTCTGAAAGTTTTTGTAATAGACTCTTTTTCTTCTTAGCTTCTATACTATCTGCCCAAGTCTTTAAATCTTCGTTATCTTCTGAATACTCTCTAGATTCTAACTCTTCAAACTCCTCATCCATAACAGAGCCTTCTAGCATTCCTAGAATCTCCTCGTCTTGGTCGTCTTGTTTGCTTAGTTGCGTTTGCTCTTCTTCTTCTGTTTCTTTCTCCTGTCCTCTATCTTCTTTGTCCGTAAACTCTAAAGGCTTAAGCGTTCTGAAGAATAGGTCTAGTGATATATCATTGTATGCTAGGATGTCCTCAAATGCGTCTATTAGCATTTCTTGCATCGGTAATACATAAAGATTGTTGTATAGTACAAAAGAACTCTCTAACTCGTCTGCATTACTTGAAAATCCACTCGCTTTATTTGCTATTCCGAACATGAGTGGGCTCGTTATATTGTGACCGACAAGAATCTTCTTCTCACACTCTAGACTAAGTTGATTGTATAAGTCGGGTGCATCAGATACGCCTAAATTCTCAACCGTTGTAGCACTCTCTGCGTTATTGTTAAAAGAAACGATAACCTTTTGACCGTTTACACCTGTGAGGTTCTGAAGCATTTTATGCTTTATTTCCTGTTGAATTTCGGGCGTAGGCACCCCATTATTTAGGTTTATAATCGCCCGCGAAGCGAAATTTGAGTTGACCTCAGAAAGTAGATAACTACTAATATCCTCTTCTAGTCTCGCATAAGGTGTAGAGGCATAATAATCGGGTAAGGCGAAATACTTCATATTAACCGAATATGGCTTAATGTAGTATATTTCAATAGGTGCATTTTTAGAGTGACCAAAAGCGGGTATCCTCTGAGGTACAAACTTCTTTGTATCTGTCCAATCGTTTGAAAAATAATACGCTTCGATGTCGCCTTTTTTATTGCACTTCTCGGGTCTTAAAAGTTGTACAGGTACATGATGTATCTCTGCTATCTTTTTACGGTCTTTTGTGTAGATTACTTGAACCGCACAATTACCTAACATCTTAAGGTCAATGGCTAGATTCTTTACAGTCTTTTTAGAAAGTAAACCTTTCATACTAGCGTATTGATTAGGTCGTCTATTTGCGTCTGTAGAACTCAATCCTCTACCGTAAATAAGTTTAGCGGTATTGTTAATGATTGAGGCGTTAGTAGTCGAACCTTTGTAACGGTCGATTAGGAAACTGAAAAAAGAATCATCTTCCCCAAAAGTAACCCAATCTTCTCTACCATCTTCTACAATCTCGGGTGCTTCGTAGCTACTAAGATTTAAAACGTGAACATCTTTACTCATATACTATATATTCATTATTTGAAGCGTTAGAAGTATATGTGTCATTGTTGACGCTATAACTCTGAACTGCTTGGTTTGTACAAAATACTTTATCTAGTAAAACAACGTCTGAGCCACTCTTAAGGGTTAACATATAGTATCTATTCTCTACAAGCGTAAAAGTGCCTGTAATCGTGTCTACGTAGTCCCCTTGAACGTTCTCGTCTATTGTAACACTAACCTCAACACCTGTAGACTCATCTTTAATAAGCATTGAATCATAAGACTTAGATTTAGCAATAAAGCTAAACGTCTGAGGGTCTTGTGTACTTTGTAGTATTATCATATATACTTAACTTAAAAACCTTGTATTTGTTCCACAAAAAAAGGGTAGCCGAAGCCACCCCTTTAAAAACCAAACAAAATGTTTTATTTACGCAACGATAACTGCATCGTCTCCACTTCCGTCTGCAACTGTATTGAAAACTACTTTCAATTCTGCCTCAGTACTCGCCTTGATAAATGGCGAAGGAATAGTTTCACTAGATACAAAGTTCAAAGAATAACCGTTGAAGTCAGTCATAGCTTGACCTGTAGAGATAGAACCACCTTCTACGTCTGCACCTTGCTCAAGACCCATCAAAAAGAATTGGTTAGTCATTGTTCTTACAACGATTCTTGGCCGACCGTAAGCTAGTAACTTAATTGTCTTGTGTGTAGCTACGTCTTGTTTCTTTAACTGAATGCTCAATGCACCATTGAAGACCGTCGTACCATTTTCTCTAGAAGATTCAATAGTAGTTTCAAACCCGTTAGCACCTTTAAGTTCGTACTTGTACATATTTAATTGTGTCGCGGGAGTCCACGTTTCAACTTCGTCTGTATTGGTTGCGTCGAATGCTACGTTTTCGTAGTCTAGGTCATCGTAATTAACGATGTAGATTGCTTTAAGTCCGCTTACGGAATCTTTACAAGAAAGACCTCTACCGACTGTTATATTACAACTCATATTTTTTTATTTTTTTTCTGTTTATAATAAAAAAGGGTAGGCAGTAATACCCACCCCTTTCGTTAATCAATTAATAAACTCTTAGTTTGCAGAGTTAGTAATTCCGTAAGTTACGATTTCTTCTACATTGTAGTATTGAACCGCACCTGTCATGCGCATTACAATCCTACAATTTTCTGAGCCATCGACGTCGCTGAGGTCTAGAACCTTCACGATATTCTCGTCATTTTTCAGACCGCAGCCAAAGAAGATATTGTCAACTGTAGTACAGATAGCAGTGCTTCCTGTAAGACCGTTAGCAACAAATAATTTAATTCCGTCAAATACCATTTCTCCGTGTTCTTGGTTGTTGAACTTGTCAACATAACCTAGAGCGTTCATTGCACGAACATACGCTTTATAAACTGCTTGAGAAACATAGATGTGTAGGTCATCTCTTCCGTAAAGTGCAGAAGGAATTGCGTCTACAATTTTACCTAGTTCTTCAACTACGTTAGAAGCATCAATAGTAGTACCTGCAATCTCGTTTGCAGTTGGTAGGTTAGCGTCTAAAGCCAACAAAGTAGTCAAACCATCAAACTCACCTGAGTTAGATTTATCTCCACTCCAAATGTTCTGCTCCATTTTCAAAGCAACTTTCTCAGAAACGTGACCGATTAAGAAGTCTGCGAAAGACTTTGGTAACTCATCAAATGCAGAGTATCCCATAGAGATAGCATCCCAATCTGAACGGAAAGAATCTTTACACAATTGTAGGTTTACTTGAAGTGCTTTTGGCTCAATCGCTCTCTCAGTCAATGAGATAGTAGATGTTGCAGTAAAATCACATGAACCGTCTGCTAGGACAGAACCTACGTCTAATCTTTTTACAGTCTCACGAAACTTTACGTTCGGCATTACTGTGATACCACCTTTTTCGATAGTATTTGCACTCAAAAGAGCGACTGCTACATATTTACCCGCGTTTTCACCCGCGTAAGTAGTAGTTATTGAAGTTGTTGTAGCCATTTTTTAATTTTTTTATGGTTATTATTACTTATTCATTTTAGCAAAAATGCTATTTAATTTATTGTTTTTAGCTTTAGAAGCGTATTTAAACATAGCTTTCTTGTCAGATGCTTCGGG